ATTGGAGAAAGTGGAGTTTGTTCCCAGTCTTCTTTATAATCTGTTGAATTTGTCAATCCAACAAAAGAATAATATGAATTAGCGGTCGATGCAATAGATAAGGAAAAATTCTCTGCACTTAATATTCTAAATTGATCTGTTATAATCGCAGACATTGATTTGTAGACTTTTTTTGTATTTATTCAAGTTATAGGTCATTATAATTTTGAATCCTGAATTCATTATATCTTCTTACTGTAGGAGTGCTATTGAGTCCAACAACTCCATAATTACCATCAACAGAGAAAGAATTTGTAGTATTTGGGACATTAATAACTCCCCAAGTATAATCTCCAAAATAAGAACTATAACCAATCCCAGATAACCCATTGTATCCAGAAACACTTACGGTTACTTTAACGGCAGTAGCACTACCAACACCATACACATCAGTAGTTCCAGTTGATACTGAAATGACTTGGTATATATTATCTATTCCGGTAGTACCAATTCCAATTACAGATCCATCACTTCTCAATGAAGTTACACCATTACCAACACTAGAATTTGATACTTTTAAATAATATCCTTGTTGTATCTCACTCTCAGTAATAATTGGATCTGTTACTGAAGAATCTCTCAAATAAGAATCTTGAGGTATGTATAAATCGAAGATTAATCCAGTTGATGCTGCTCCAACACTAGTTGTATTAATTCCACTAATTATTCCAAAATCGCCAAAGTAAGAAACATCTTCAATATATTCTCTAGTTAAACTTGGTGGTTCTATAAGAATTATTGGTGGATTAGTAAATGTGTATCCGTAACCAGCATAAGAAACATTAATAGAAGTAACAATGCCTGCAGTGATGGAAGACTGTAAAGATGCTTTTCCAGTAGATCCAATTCCAATAGGACTTTGAATAGAAACTGAAGGATTTGTTGTATATCCAACACCGCCATCAATTATATTGATTGATTGTATAGTACCTGCAATAGAAACTGCTGCAGTTGCTATTGCCACAGATAAAGAAGAATTATCTATTATTTCAATTTTATTAATAATGTCTTGATCGGTATTTTCATTCTTTGGATCAAATATAGTTTTAACAGAATCTACAAAAATTTGAGTTGATCCTATACCAACTGATTGGATTAGATTACTTAAAGGGAAAATATTAGGTTCATATCTTATTCTGTCTTTGTTAATTTCTAAACCATCAATAACTGTATCATTTCTTTGTTTGCACCACTTTACTGGCCTCAAAAATTCAAGATTAGAAGTAATTCCAACAGAATTATAAGGATTTGTTTCTACAGTATCGGGAAGAATAATATCGGTAACAAGTCTACTATTTTCTGTTAATTTATACTCATCTCCGATTATTTTCAAAGTATCTCCAACTTTAATGGTTTCTAATATATCAACATCCACAACGTCAATATTTGGAGTTCCTTTATAGAATAATATTCTACACTTATCTCCACTTTTTGGCGCTTCAGTAAATGATATTAAACTTCCTCCATCAAAAGTATATGCAACATCTGGTTCTTGTAAAACATCATTGACAAAAATAAGTAGAACTGATTTTAAATCTATATCTGATCCATCTCTTGCAATTATTGCAAATCTATTTCCATTGTCACTAATCGCAAAAGTTTTTCTAAATCCATTAAACAGAGAATCAATATCATCCAGTTTTTGTAATTCTCCAATAGACCATCCACTGAAGTCATCGGTATAAATTCTCTCAACCGTAACTAAAAATGGATCAAATGGTTTTGAAGTATCTGTTGGTATTCCACTCAATCCACCCGATTCTATTGTTAATATATCACCTTCTCTATATGAATATCCATAGTTGGTAATTGTAAAATCTATTACACTAGATCCCTGACCAACTACAATATCAATCTTAGCCTGAGAACCAATTCCACTACTTGATAATGTGTGTGTTAGACTGATATTAGAATATGATAATGGTTCATCAAAAACAACTTGTGGGGGATTAGAAGATGTATAACCAGATCCTGGATTTGTTATAGCAACACTAACAATATTTCCACCGACTACGGATGCAATACCGACATATTCTATATTTGGAGTACCTGTGCTTAAAGTCTGAACACCAACTCTTACAATAGGTTGAGAACTATATCTATATCCAGAACCACTATTTCCAATACTAATTGATTGAATTGTTCCTGCTATGGAAACTGTTGCTGTTCCTCCGGCAGATACTAGTGGTTGATATCCAAAACCGTTACTAGATCCGACAGATACTATTATCCCACCTCTAGGAACTCCTGCATTATTTGGATCGTAAAGCGCAGATGTGGCAGTTCCTGTAAAATTCAGAGTCGTCTCTGAAGAAAGTTCAGATAAATTATAATCATTTTCTGGGTTTTGGAATATATTATTGACTAATAATATTGAATTTGAAGTTGAAAATCCCGCAATATCTTGATCAGAAGATGTTAATTTAAAATCTTTTGTTACTGCATCAAATTGAGTACTTATATCATCAAAAATATAATTTTTTTCATAAGTTCTTTCGTCCGAACCTGGAATTCCGGATCTTAAGAAGACTCTTCCTTGGAAAGTTGATCTAATGTTTATATCTCCATTTACTTCATCGTATATTGGTCCATATGGAGCTTCTGAGAAGTATATTTTATTTTCTACTATATTATAGTTTCCTTTTAATTTTGTTATTAATGAATCTTTGGAATGTTCAGATAAAATTGTCCCCATAAGTGGTCTTTCCACTTCAACAAAGTTAGTGCTTCCCACACCAACCGAATTTATCTTCATAATTTCATCATTTATTTTTATCAAATCTCCACCAAAGAAAGAACTTATTCCGGAGAAATATAAAGTAGTATCCAGAAGCGCCAGATCATTCTGAATGCTTGCTGTTATTCCTGTAGAAACAATAGGAGATTGAATTATATTATCAATAAGAATAATACACTTTGAATTTTGATTAGTCGCAGTAATATAGTGATTATTTCCAATTCCAACAGAATTTAAATCAATCAAACTGGGCGATGTTGATAATGCATCGGATGGAGATGTGCATAAACCAATAAATTTATTATCGTACTTATATACATAAAGATCTCCACTAAGTTTATCAGTTACACCAATCCCAGAAATATATGTATTTGCAATTCCAATATTAGTAAGAGTTGAATCTTGAGTTGAATCGGATTCAAATAATCCATAAAATGTTACTGCAGAACCAACAGTAATTTGTGAAGAAATAGTGCTAGCAAGAGATACTGAATTAGTATCAACTGCTGTGATTGGAATGTATGTGTCACTAAAATAATCATCTACCTCAATTCCAGAGGTAGAATTGACATTTATTATATTAGTCCCTATGCCAGCAGTAGAAGATACATTAGTATCTAATATTTTTATAAAAGAAAATAATTCCGATCTATAAGTGACTTTTTCTCCACTAGTAAAAAAGTGGCCGGGAATATAAATTAAATCTCTTGATAAATCTACTCCAGATAAATTAGTAGATGCATACTCGACAGATCCATTAAATCTTTTTTCAAAAATTGGTGCAAATCTATGAGTTAATTCAAAATCTTTCTTAAAATTTAGATCACTACTTGAAGAAAATTTACTTATTCCTGTAGTTAATTCTGCATTTTTAAAGTTAATAGAAACTGGAAAAGAAGCGAATTCTAAGTAAGTAACAGAATGCTGCAGTAAAGTGATTGAAACATCAATATCTGGATTTGGTGTAAATAAAAGTTCTACTGAAGAAGAAATCGTAGTAGTAAAGGATCCTAGTGAGTCATTAGAATATACATTACCATATTCGATGATCGTTGATGTTACCTGATTATTAAGTACTGCTATTTCTGAAAGTTGTATTTGATTGTTTGTATTATCTGTTATTTGAACGATAAAGTATCCAAAATTGTAGTTCAATGAATATGATGTTACAAATTCACTAGTTGGCAAAGAACTAGATCCTATTGATATATTTTTTGATCTAACGTCTGCATATTTTAATGGTCTGGAACTAACGGCACTAAAATTAGTACTAGCAATTGAAACTCCAAAT